CTGCGCCTCAGGCCCCATAGCTCAGTTGGTTAGAGCACGCGACTCATAATCGCTTGGTCACTGGTTCAAGTCCAGTTGGGGCCACCAAATTTTACCTGTTAAATCAGGACATTAAGCCACCTTTTAGAGGGTGGCTTTTTTGTTTGCACCGTGTCATGTCCCCTTTTTGTCCCACCATAATTTTTCGTCCATATTTGCCGCCCATAAACAGTCGATGAAACAACTGCCCAAATAAAGACAACAAAACACGCTTTCACGGGCAGTATCAACGGACACTGGTACATGCCTTCGATGAACTTCCACGGGCAGGCAAAAGGCTGTGCGGCATTGCTCACAGCCCACCTATTTACAATAGGGGCAATTTTCTGGCCTCAACCTTATCCCACACCCGATGTTTTATGAATGACTGGAAAAAGCCGCATCTGTTTTAAGCCGGCAGCGTGTTTCATCTAATTTAGCCGGACATAAATCAGGATCTTTAAGTCCCGACGGAATACCTCAGCGCGCTGAACTCCGCCTGACTGAATGAAGCGGCCACGCTATTTCGCCGCAAGTATTACCAGAACGGGGCGCACGCCGGTTACATCCTGTATATGACCGAAGCGGCGCAAAGCAGCAGCGACGTTGACCGGATGCGTCAGGCGATGCGCGGTAAAAAAGGGCTGGGCAACTTCCGCAACCTGTTTATGTACGTGCCAAACGGTAAACCGGACGGAATCAAAATCCTGCCGCTCAGCGAAGTGGCTCCAAAGGATGATTTCTTTAACATCAAAAAGGCCAGCCGCGACGGCCTGCGAAACGCGCACCGTGTGCCGCCGCAGATGATGGGGATTATCCCGGACACCGGCGGGTTTGGTGATGCGGTGAAGGCTTCTCAGGTATTAGTGCGTAATGAACTGACGCCGCTGCAGGAAAGGATGAAAGAGATGAACAACTGGGTTGGCAAGGACATCATAAACTATATAGATTATAAGTTGCTATAAAATTTCAAATTAGCGATATTATGCAGCCCTAGCATTGGCTGCATAATCAATTAATAATCGACCCGATCTATAAGCACTTTTCCTCTCCACCCACCCAAATATACCGACCCATACTCTTCCCACGACTCAATATTTACCGCGACATCCTCCTGGATTAACGGAATAAGAATTCCGATATTTTTCTTTATTATTTCAATATTCTCAAAATCAATATCACACCTTTCAGAAAAATGATTAATCAAATTATCTATTCTATCAAGAGGGTCAGGATGGGTCTTAACTCTGTTGAATGAGGGCGCAATTTGGTCATTAACATTTCTAAGCAATTCTAAATATGAAAAGAAGAATGTAGCTGATGTTATCATCCCATGTATTAAAGCAGGTGGAATGCATTGTCTTTCAATCGCATCTATATCAGCGTCAAACTCCTGTTGCTGATCATGAGTGTAATACTTTGGTATTTTATTCCCAACCCCCTCAAGAATATTATGCTCAACATCACCGATTAGGTTAGGGTCACCCATATGCCCTAAAAAATAATGGGAATACTCATGAGCAACAATAAAAAGCAATTGTTGGTCAACATACTCTAAAGTTTGAGAGTGAACTTCATCTGGAATTTCGCCCCTAGGGTCGATATCAAAATCTAAAGCTTCCGACTTAAGCATAATTCTTAAGCCTATTTTGAGCGCAGACCACCTTACATCACCTGGTACATCATAATTCCCATAACTCGCAAATGACAATGTCATGAAGTATAGAAAGTATTTGAGAGACTCCGAAATTGTAATAATGTTGCCATAATTGGTTTTTATTATTCGCCCATTGGGATCATTGCAAAACACTAGCCCCGCTGGGATGTTCTTGACCAACTCAACATCATCAAAAGAAATTCTTGATAAATAATTATTAAAAGCTTTATGCTCAAAGCTATCATTAAAATTCCATTTTTCACCAGCCTTCTGCATTCTGGCAAGAAAGACTCTAAAAATTCTCACTTGTTCAACTGTAACATTTGCCCTAAGCTTTAACAGGTAATCACTTTCATTTCTAGGGTTTTTAATCCTATCTATTTCATCCTTATTACATAACGACATGTAAAACGCTAAATCATAGGTTTCCAAATCCATCACTTCCTCCAGAAAACCTTTCCCAAATCGGGAAGAGGATATTTTAAAAAACTTCATTAACAATTAATTTAGAATAAAAAATAAATATATACCTATCTTATTTAAATGGAAAATCACTCTAAGCCTTGTTATCTTTCCCAATTTAAAATCACTTGATTAAAAATGTACGTCACATCTCAAGAATTTGGCAATTAAAAACCTACGCATCACGTTTGTAAACCTTTACTCGCAATTATTTTCCCGCTACGTCTGACCGCTTAATGCATCCCTTTTCATACATGCGCATATCCAACGCAAGCGCATCCAAACTCGTCTTGCTGAGTTTTCTCCTTTCGCTTCCGTGCATTTTCTGACTCTGCTCCCGCCTCCTTGCCACTAGCAAGGCTCACGCATATATATTTGCAGCCTTCTCGCGCAATGCTATCCCCGCCACGCCTGCCCGCTTTATGGGTCGGTTTTAATGCAATTGCATAAAGACTCACAGCTCGCACCAACACTGGCACTAGCTGGTAAATGGTGACGGATAGCGTAAATGCAAAACCATGCACTGTTATGCATGGTTTCCTCACAATTAAATTAATATTCCATTATCAGTTGCAACATAACTTACGTTAAGAGAACGATCTTCTGGATTAAAGTATCTTCCCACAATCAAATCTGTATTGTCGTAGGTAGGATTAATTTCTGAAGTTGCATAAATCAGTTGAAAATCATGCTCATATGTTGCAGCTTCCTGAACAATGATTTTTTGCAGATTGTGACTACGCTCCTTCTCCATACCACCATCATCAATCCCATCGAGCATTAGGAAACGAGGCAACCTCATGTAGGATTTTTCAAGACTAGCGGTAAGAAGCGCCAAATGGAATATATGCCTAAGTACTACAGCAGAACTCTCTGAGAAATTTTTAGAACCATTAACGTAAACCTCATTATCTACAAAGCTAAAATTAATTTGTCTCGGATCTATAAATTCAGTCTGTAGTGGAAGATCAAGTTTAAGAAGTCTCGACATAATAGACTCAACTGTCTGAGAAACATCTTTCCTCCTGCTTTCTTCCTTGCTTTGCAAAGATTCAACTAGTGACTCTAAACGTTCTTTTTCTGATTGCAATGCATCTCGATTTTTTTGTAAATCAGAAATTACATCACTCAACTTTTGCGACTCATATGCTTGATTAATTTCTTCTTCAACTCGACCAAGCGATTTAGTTAACGCTTCAAATTCGATTTCGTAAGCATTTTCCCACACAGCGGAAACTGCCTCATACTCCCGAATAAGAGCCTGAACGTCTTTCTTTAGAATTGGTGCTTGAAGCTTGAGTTTTTTTAACCTATTAGCATTATGTTCAAGTAAATACTTTGACTCTTTTAACTGCACAGAAATTTCATTTTTCATCCTCAATAGCTGAGGAGCCTCACTTCCTTCCGGCGCATGACTTTTGCACAGAGAACATCCACCCTCAGATGGAGTATGCAACTCACTTAAACAACTTGGGCAGAATTGGAATTGCACATTACTGAAATACTCTCTAGCTCTACCTGACTCATTCAGCGCCTGATATCTAGACTCCAATTCATTAATAAACATTTCAGAATCAGAAATTTCCATCTCTAATGCATGAATGTCATCGATATTTTTAACTTCCGCCTCTTTTGCCTTATTCAGTCGCTTACGAATATCATTAGTTTTTTCTCTATCTGAAGTCTTATTACTCCCCTCAGATACAGCTCGACCCTTTAATTCGTTTAGTTTATGATAAATACCAATCTTTTCTTCTTCTAAATCAGTTATTCGTTGTTCAATGAAATGAATATTTTCTGATTGCCCAGAGCGACCCAGAACTGTAAATATGCTTTTCAACTCAGTAATTTTAGTTGAAAGCTCAGAATCTACCTGCTTAAGCCTGACTAATGAACTATAAAGAATATCATCGAATATACCACACAAATAATCGCCAACAGTTTCCCTAGTCAGAGCCTTATCAAAATTATCATTCCTAAAAATAGGGCTATGAACCGATGGCTGGTCTGCATATAGTACACGAAGAATCTGGTGCATCGTTAAAATTGAAGCACCTTCTCCCTGAGCTAATGGCATATCCAATGCACTCAAAATAACTTGAGAAAAACTCAGTGATTTTTCTGAGCGTTTGAAAGGATAAGTTTCCCACTGACCAAGTGAAGCTTGAAGTGCATCATCCATCCTGCCCCAAAAAACACTTAATGGCCGCATGGACTCTTTGCTTATTTCTCTCTTAAAACATGCAGGCTTATCGTTTAAAAGGACTTCTACGATGGTCAAAGTGCAAAGAAGAGCCTGTGGCTTCCATCTAATATTTTCTGCACCAATGGAAAATGCAAGTAAATCCATAACTGTCGTTTTACCAGAGCTATTACGTCCTCTGATAACATTAACACCCTTATGAAAATCACAGCTAAATGCTTCATGCCCATGCTGAAGTACTTTCAACTTACTTACAAAGAAAGATGGGTTAAGAAAAGTCATATCTAAACTCCATTAAATTTGTTCTATCTTTAAGCCCATCCTTCCCTGTCAAAGGGAATTGCGACAACTTACTTATGATAAAAGAATAAATATCTGATTTATTATTTATAAAATCACGCATAGATAAGAGTAATCCATCCGGAATGGATTTATCAGTTCGCTTGATAAGATTTTTTTCCAGAGGGTTTACTTCAATCAATCCAGTAGCTGCCAGACATCTAATTGCTGCCATTTGAATTTCATGCATATCTCGAAATGTTGATGCTGTATTAATCGGATTCCGGTAATCATTAGAATATTTTTTTGCTTCTTTTTTAACCCCGCTATAATTATGGGGCATTCTAATTTCGGATACCAAAGAAGGAAATATCAGATAAAAATCTAATATCCTAGCTTTATCAACCTCAACTTCATTTACATGATCTATTAACGCAATCATCCTAAAAAGGCAATGATACGCATCATATGCTGGATGGTAAATTAACATTTATCCCACCTTATATGACAATTACCACCAAGAAAAAACAATAGCCCAAGAAGATCTTTTGCAGTCAACTCCAATAGGTTTTCACCTAGTGAAGTGTAAAGATCGTCGATTATCGAACCGATTTTTTCGTCCACAGCTACCCTTGGGCAATCTGCTTCTATTAGTGGTGTCACCTTCATTATAAAATCATAATGGATCTGATCTAAAATGATTACAAATATCCGCTGTGCTGTTCGCGAGGTTTGACGGCGCATTATGGCTTTTGCAGCTTTTTCCTTCATCTGCTTCGCTAAAAACAACAAATCTCTTCTGTTGCTTTCAATCAATTTTGCATCCAGTCCCCGAACATCAATTTCAGGCTGAAGAGACATATAGTGCTCAAGTTCAGCACAAAAATCCGAGTTTGAATCACTCGAATCCCCTCTTCTCAAACGCTCGTAAAGATCCTGTATCTCACGATTAGTCCCTTTCGCGGCGTATTGATGAATGGTCTGATTGTTCTGGCTACCAGCAATGATGTTACCATTGGTTACAGCATTACCCGACTGTTCAATAGTCACACTAACCCCTTTTAATGTGAACTATCTTGGTCACCACCAACAATGCTACCGTTCGTAACACTGTTACCAGTCTGTGTCACATTATGATTGTGCGAATTTTTAGTTGTATCGCCAACTTGCTTGCGCGACGAGTACACAACCCGAACAGACCAACCAGCGCCAAGCCCTACAAAAAAAGTGATGATATGTGTAATCCAGTCCATTCTGATATCCTTAATGTAGATTTTATGTGCGCATATTAAAATGAATACGCCTTATCTACAACTCATAAACATCAGCCACATATGCTGGATTCAACAGATGTCCTTTTTAAGCAAGAGTAATCGAATATTAGTCACATCCAAAACCACTATCTACCTTATCTTTAACATGACACGCTGAAAAAACCACGGAAAAAACCTTGCTTTTTAAGACGTTCGCCTTCGCAATTTCAGCAATCAATCCTAATGCAATTTCTCGATCTCTTTCCTGACAGGTACCTTCAACCGTCAGTCGTGCAATCATCTCGACACTCTCAATCATGACATGCTCGCTTAGATCTCTATCCACACAACCTCCAACACGAGATACTGTACAAACATACAGTATCATGAATTACTAAAAATGGAAGAAAAAAATCGATGTATGTACATGATAGGAAAAACTATTAATGCCAATTGCCTACTAAAAGAATTGATAAAAATGCAACTTTAGTATGGATTTTTTTCGCCTAGGATTGCTGCGGTTGAGTTGCAGAAAAAAATTTCTCCGGTTCCCGTTCCCATCAGCCATTTACCTTCAAAACAACTTTTTCCTCCCGCTATAAGGTGCAGGGATACACTTCGGCTAATCGTAATGCCAGTTGTTATGCGTAATTCATCGACCGCTTTATTAATAGCAACCTGCTGCTCAGAGGTTCCGTGAACAAATTGCGCTCGTCTTACAGGTTTTAGCTTTCTAAGTCGCTTAGTTAGCTCTCGTCTTTCACGTCGACTCAGAGGTTTTGTTAAATCCAATATCGGTGGATCACTTTCGCTTCCCGTACAGTGATTGACAGAGCTCCGAGTGGGCGCATTCGCACCCTTAAGGTCAACCCCCGAATCAACGGCCCGTTTCGCGACAATTTTCCATTGCACAAGACGAGTTAAAATTGGTGTGTCATCCCCGACGGATGTTGCATTCACGCCTTTGATACCCAGAGTTTCCTCGCCGTATTAGTTGCGGTCTTGAGATGCCTGATACCCTGCGCGCACAGCCAAATCGTCATGATGAACAAACGGCCCGCCCTGAGCATTAACGTATTCGGCCCAGTCCCCATCATCTGCAGCATCATGAGCAGCAGCAAATTCAACACTGAGACCGTGAGCGGTTTCGCTGTCTTTCATACGAAGTAATTCGCGGTAATCTGATGAAGTTCAAACGGGCGATAGAGGCTTTTAACCAGGCGGGTGTGGCTGTTGGAAGCGATGACCGGATGGCGGGTAGCCACATCACTCAGGACAGATGCCAGCTCATACTGTTTATCTTTTTCCAAAGCCTCCACTATGATAATCCGCAAAGGTGTCATCGTATGGAGGATCGCAATAAACCACATCGCCAGCTTTAAGCATGTACAGCGTTTCAGTAAAATCAGCACAAATGAACGTTGCCCGTTTTGCTTTTTCTGCAAAGGCCTTGATTTCTTCCAGCGGAAAATACGGCTCAGTGTAATTAACAAAAGGGATATTGTAATTGCCCTTCTGGTTGTAGCGACACATGCCGCGATAGCCATTGCGGTTCAGATAAAGTAAATAGGCAGCGCGTTCCAGCAATGGCAACCCAAGATGATGAATGAATGTTTCGCGGATTGAGTAATAACTTTCCTGCGTGCGATTTTCCGCAAATGCCCGGAATGCCATAATAATGAACTGCTGAGAATTATCTTTAATCTGACGATAAAGGTTAATCAGGTCTGGATTAAAGTCCGCCACCAGATACGCCGGATAACTGAACGGCGGCGGGTGTCTTCCTGCCAGTAGATGGACAAGTTATCTAGACGAGTGATCAGCACCGCATTGGCCGGGAATTACGGCGCACGGACTGCCTGCAGGCATTCAGCCGCTTCGTTCAGTACTATCTGGTGTTTGATAATGCCTATCTGGAAAAGCGTACTAACCGGCTGGGCGGCGTACCGTCGCTAGAGCCGGCACTGGCGAAGTTCACCCGACGTGGCACCGACTTAGACACCTACTGGTTTGTGCAGTACGGCCTGACATCGCAGCCGTATGAGTTTACCAAAGGCAGTATCTTTCACCTGATGGAACCGGATCTGAACCAGGAGATTTACGGTCTGTCGGAGTACCTGTTCGCCATACCGTCCACACTGCTGAATGAGTCAGCCACCCTGTTCCGCCGCAAGTACTACATGAACGGCAGCCACGCGGACTTTATCATGTACATGACCGACCCGGCGCAGAGTCAGGAGGACGTGAATAACATCCGCGCCGCGATGAAAGGAGCCAAGGGCCCTGGCAACTTCCGTAACCTGTTTATGTATTCACCAAACGGGAAGAAGGACGGCATTCAGATCATCCTGCTGTCAGAGGTGGCTGCGAAGGATGAATTTCTCAGCATCAAGAACGTGAGCCGCGATGACATGATGGCCGCGCACCGCGTACCGCCGCAGATGATGATGGGGATCATACCTAATAATACTGGAGGGTTTGGGGATGTTGAAAAGGCGGTTAATGTGTTTGTAAGAAATTAATTAATCCCACTACAAAAAAGAATTGAGGAATTAAATGACTGGCTAGATATTGATATTATTACCCTCAATGAATATAAAACTAACTAATATTGAGGCGCACAGTGCGCCTCTTCTTATTTTAGAGCATACTTATAATATCCGCATCATTAACATCAACAGTCATTTTAATGACATCCCTATCGAAATAGGAATCGATTTCCCCCTCATCTAGTGAATCTAATGATACTTCGAAAAATATATTCAAATCGCCATAAAACTCTAACCGCGCATTCTCAGTTACATCACACATTCCCTCACCATTCATGCTCCAACAGTCAGCAGTTCTTTCCTTATCTTTTTCAATTTCCAAAACCTCACCATAGTCTGTGACATATGAGATTCCTGAATCCATTTGGAATGAAATTTTCGCTGCAAAATGTTGGTCAGAAATCTTATGCACACGGCCGATAGTTATATTTTCAATTTGACTAAAATCATCAATCTCAGTATCAACATGACAGATCCAATCAGCTATTAGTTCACGACCTTCTGATGGCTCGACATAGATACTTTCAAAATAATCAGGTTTAGCTTGCAACAACCGTATCATTGCCTGAGAGTAGGCTGGAGAAGAAACAAAAGATGTTACATCTAAGTTCTCGATAGAGGATTTGATATCAGGTAACTCAAATAAATCTTGCAAACTGTCCAGTATAACGAAATTTTCATTTCGCGATAATGACTTTTTAAAGACACCATCTTTTATTATAATCACCAATCGTCCCAGAGAGCGATGTAATTCGGTGATACTCAGATTTATAAAAGCATCAGGTAAGTCCCCTCTTTCTTTCTTCGATCTAAAAACCCCTCCACCGACAAAATAATTTTCAAAAACAGGGGTAGTATACTCGCTCTTCAAAGGGAGAATGTTCACTCTATTTTTATCTATCCAATTTTGCACGATGCCATCAACTCTGCTTTCAATGCTAGACGATAGTTCCTCAATGCTCACCTTAATCCCAATTACTTCATGAAATAAAGTTGTTTCTGTGGCTCTTATATCTCTGTCCATGCTTTTTAACATACTTGATGCTTTTGAAAGAGACTCAATAATCCCATCTATTTTTTTGGTAGAAAATTCTTTAATTACTAATTCTGGAACATGAAGAGTAACAATTCCATTACTTACCAAGAGATTAACAACCTCCATGCCAGCTGAGTTAAGCCCTTCCTCATGTAAAATATTAGTATCTAACACCACGTTATACATATACCACCCCTAATCGTAATAAAAATAAACTGGATGAAACAATAATTGATTGACGCATTATAGCTGTTAACAATTTTTTGGCTATAAACTGAATTAAGGTGCTTCAATTCTGAGATTAAACACCTGAGCGCGCGCTCGTACCCCCGCCACGCCTGCCCACTTTATGATGCGGTTTTCATGCACTGCATGACATAAGCAAAAGCCCGCCGGGGCTGGCGGGCTTCGACACATACGATCCTTTTGAGATCATGCGAATTCATGCGGCATAGTCATGCACTACCAACACACCAACAATTCAACGCTGAAAACTCGAACCTTCATCCGTTGCCGGAGATACGACTATCGATTTCTGACATGCCTGATAATTCATTGGCACTCATCAGGCAACTGTATTCGTGGCTTCTAAGCTTAGCCATCAACTCATTAGTAAGCTCTGACACCCATTGGATGGATAGCCTTTTCTCTACTTCACTGCAGTCACTAGCAGCAACCAGTTTGATAGAAAAATCAATAGGCTGGAGCTTCAAAGACTCCAAAAGATAATCCTGCATGTTTCCTCCCTTACGAAAAATACTGTACATAAACACAGTGTATAAATTTATCCTGAATGTGAAATGTTTTTCTACCTTTCAATGGGAAAGCTCTCGTCCTGATGCCCATGACTTCTCCTGTAATCGCCCATCCCGATAGAACAGCCTCATTCCACCGCCACCATCGATGCTACGTCCCTTCAAAAGCAGCTGAATGTCATGTTCTCCACCCACAAAACCACGAGTTTTTAGTTCCAGCTCTAACCGTCGGCGCTGGGGCCCCGTACAGTTATTGACAGAACTCCAAGCGTATTCGCCGCCAGTTCGCTCCAAAAGGTGAAGCACTGTCATTTAAAAGCACATCAAAGATCAGGCGCAGGATAAGCCCTGGCTGGGTGAGAAAGCGGATAAACGCCGGGTGATAGATCTCGTAGAGCTTTGGTATAACTCACATGGAGTGACCTTAGCTGATGGAGAGCGTCGCCAGGGTGCAATGGCTTTTGCTTGTGAAGCAATGGGTAACCCGTTGGCCACCGAATTTAATGCCAAGATTTTTGCCGCATATCGTGAAAAACGCTTGAGCGGAAAACTTACCCGCTCCAGTCGAGTAAAGACCGTAGCTCCACGAACAGTAAATCTCGAATTGGCTTACTTCAAAGCTATGTTTAACGAGTTGCGCCGCCTGGATGAGTGGACATCACCTAATCCACTGGAGAATGTCAGAGAGTTTAAGATCGGTGAGTCTGAAATGGCTTACCTGACATATGACGAGATACGCACATTATTGGCAGAGTGCGACAAAAGCCGCGCAAAGGATCTAACCACCATCGTTAAAATATGCCTTGCAACTGGCGCGCGCTGGAGTGAAGCTGAAGGTCTGAGAGGTAATCAGGTGCGTGCGGGACAGATCATTTACGTGAAGACAAAAGGCAAGAAAAATAGAGCCGTGCCGGTAAGCGAATCACTCCAGGCGGGATTACCCTCCAGCAGGGAAGCTCAGCCTTTATTCACTCCCTTGCTATTCTGCATTCAGGAAAGCACTGCAACGCGCGGGAATCGAAATTCCCCCAGGCCAACTTACCCACGTTCTGCGCCATACGTTTGCTTCTCATTTCATGATGAACGGCGGAAATATCCTTGTACTTCAACGAATTTTGGGGCATACAGATATCAAGGTAACCATGCGTTATGCTCATTTTGCACCGGATCATTTATCAGAGGCAATGTTACTTAATCCGTTGAATCACATGGAATCAGGATTAAAATGAGGCCATAGTTAAAATTTACTTTTTAATATAGGATTTACAAGAATGAGCATGTGTAAGGTGATTAAAAAAGTATTGTCTAATGGATGGACCATACAAGAAATTGCATATCCTGAATATAATGGACACAACCACTATTTCTATTTAGATAAGAGAGCACCTGTTGTAAAGCTTGGAGAAGAAAAATTAATAAAGCAGTATGCTGGGTACACTCTTATTGAAAAAGATTTGCGCAGCATTTTAGTGTGGTTAGATGAAATTGAAAAAATAGATCCGCAGCCATTTACTAGATATGAAAATCCAAAACTAATGGACTTGGTAAAAGGTCATTTCGTATCAGCCTTAACTTTTTATGGTAAATGCTTTACCACAAGTAAGGGAAGAGGGTTAAAGTACGATAGAACTGATATCCCTGAAGAAAATAGACTGGCACATGATGCCATCATGAATATGCGACATAATTTCACAGCGCACAGTGGTATTGGTTTTGAAAGCGTAAAGGTAAGTTTGGTACTACATCCAGATATCAATTCAAACTTAAAGCCCGAACTTTACTCTGAACTAAAACAACCTGATTTCAATCCTGATTTGATAAAAAAGATGATTGAAATTGTAAAATTTCTTCAAAAAAAATCCCTTGAAAAGAGAAAGACTGCGGGTGAAAAATTCCTCAATGAAATTGTCGCACCTGAAAATAAACTAAACTGGTATGCGAAAGGTACATATGATGAATTCGTATTACCAGATAACATCTCCATGATCTTTAATAAAAAAAATAATGAAATATAGAATTATTAAGATTATAGCTGCAAATCAAGTTAGAAATTATGATGTTAAACTATAACGTTTTACTGCTCCTGTTCCGGAGAGATCGGAAAATGTAATACTTCACCTACTTTATCAATTGGCTGCAAAATGGCAGCAGAGCGCAACGCTATCCCACTCTTTTCAGCTCTACTCGGTTTCAAGAGAACTTATAAATCAGTAACTTACTGATTTTTTTAGAATAGAGATGGGACTCATAATCGCTTGGTCACTGGTTCAAGTCCAGTTGGGGCCACCAAATTTTGCCTGTTAAATCAGGACATTAAGCCACCTTTTAGAGGGTGGCTTTTTTGTTTCTGGTTTTGAGTGGCGATGAAATGGCGATGCCTGTCCAGACAGGCGAATACCTCTCAATATAACCAACGGCCCGCTTTGGCTGATTCAATCAGCATGGCAATAGTCAGTTCCTCTGGCTCTTTCTCCTCTACCCGCATTGAGCGAGGTCGCAGGAAATTAGGGATCAACCCTTTTTCATATGGCCAGTATTTGATGAAATCAAAGTTTGTATCATCAACACCAAAGCGTGAAAAATAATCCTTCATAATGTCATCGCCTGTCTCGCGTGCCCAAGGGTAGCGGTCTGTGCTGAGGCTGGTATCAAGAGTAAGATGTCGCTTTTTACTAAAGGGCGTGGGCAAGTTCCAATGCTCGTCATACCAGTCGAAGACCTCCTGTGCCTTAGCTTCACTCATCCCCATATTTTGTCCTCTTCCCTCGCAATACCGCAAGGTAGAGAAGCAGGCATTATTGCTTTGGCCAGCGGCCACTCCTTGCAGCAGCAATCAGCATATCTACGGTTAGCGGCTGAGGAGGATGTCGTTCGGTACGCAGATATTTTGGGAGGATGGCGTTTGGGAGAAAACGGATACCCGCATTCGGGAAATAGTGGTTGAAGTGAAAATCAGTCATATCCACCTGCATCACTTCGGCATACTCCTCCAGAAAACTCATCGCATCCTCAGGCAGCACGCTTTCTTTGCCAGTATTGAGAGGACCATCATCCGGCATCTTCCAGAAATGCTTTTCTACCAGTTTTCTTACACTGTCTGCATGGTCCATCATGTTCCTTATCCACGTATGCCAGTGATTAGCCTGTACCGATAAATTACTTTTCGGGTCATGATGGAAAGGTCATAGACAGTCAGTACTGCCCCAATCCATGGAACCCATCGGCCCACGTAAGCCCCGATACTGGTTGTGTATGTCCATTGTCCACGGATCATATTTGACCAGGTAATCGTGCGGCGCTTAATTCGAAAGCGCTGGCGGATAAGTGAACGACTTGCATATGAAATCGGGCTAGTGCCGCTTGTGGCTCTCCGCGCATCCAGTTTTCCCCCTACAGGGATGATAGGCAGGCTAGCAAGCATTGATGCAACAGCAAGAATATCCGTAATTCCACTGAAGTTTTTTATGAATTCATCAAGAATGAGCCAAAGTAAAAGCTCTTCAGCATCGACGCTCATTCCGTCAAAAAAATATAATCCGTTTAGTTGCTCTGTTGTATCCATACCATCCTCTCATCCTGATCAGAGAAGGTATCCTAATGCGTAAAAGGCGTACCGTCCAGTGATCCAGGGCATTACATTTCCCACGAAAAACATGGCATAGAATGGCACTACACCCAAAGTCAACAAATGGGGAAACCGAATCAGTATCAACCTGAGCGGCAAGGTCTACCAGTTCACCAGTTCCGTTTATTACACCTCAGACGGCAATGCGATGACGCCATCAATCGATTTCACTTCTCACACCCCATAAAAATAAAAAGGCAGCCCCAAACGGAGCTGCCAGCCTCACTTTATCCCGAACCTACTATGACTTTTTCTTCGCCTTAGCCTTCGGTTTCGGGGTCGCGCCGGCCGCTTTCACCGTTTTTACTGCTTTAGCGGCAGGCGACGGGACGTCGGCATTGGTCGCCTCGACAAACTTCTCATAGTATTCCTGAGACAGCCTGCGGATGGCTTTCCCGATGTTGGCGTAGTCATATTCATTCAGGTTAGCCAGCGACACGCGCCATGACGGGTGCGGAGTGCCGAACCCGCGGCCCGGCAGCAGGATAACGCCGGTTTCTTCCGCCAGGCGGAACAGCGCCTCGTTCGGTTTTAACCTGCCCAGCATCCATATCACAAACTCGGCACCGTACATCTGCTCGGCCAGCTCTTCCAGGTCCAGCAGATGGTAGTAACGTACCGAATTGTTGTCATACGGCATCGGCAGGCCCAGTTCGCGATACAACGCCTCTTTCCTGCGCAGTACGATGCGTTTCATTTCGGCTTTGTAAGCGCCCGGTTCGTCCATCAGGCAGAAAATTGAGAACAGCGTCATCTGCGCCTGCACCGGCGTCGACAGCCCGGCGGTATGGTTCAGCGCCACCGTACGGCTGTCGGCGACCAGGCGATCGATAAACTTCAGGCTTCGCGGGGCGGTGGTAATCGAGCTGTAGCGCTTGTCGAGCTGCTTACTTTTGGCTTCCGGTAACTCGGCAATCGCCGCGTCGATAATATTGTCTTCATGGGTCGCCACAATCCCCATGCGCCAGCCGGTGGCACCAAAGTATTTCGAGAAGGAGTAAACAAGAATGGTGTTATACGGGCAGATGGCGAACAGAGAGACAAAGTTGTCGGCGAAGGTGGCGTACACGTCATCGGTAAGAATGATCAGGTCAGGCCGTTTTTTCACGATCTCAGCGATGTATTGCAGCGTGTCCTCATCGATTTTTACCGACGGCGGATTGCTTGGGTTCACCAGGAAGAACGCCTTCACTTTCGGGTCCAGCAGCTTATCCAGCTCTTCGTGGGTGTACTGCCATTTATTGGATTGCGGCGCGTCAATATGGATGGTGTTGAGGTTGTAATCGCTAAGCTCGGGGATCTCGATGTACGGGGTGAAGATCGGCATACCGAGCGCGATGGTGTCGCCCTCATTGATCACATGGTTGGCCTTCAGGCTGGCAAACAGATAGGTCATCGCCGCCGTGCCGCCTTCCAGCGCATACATATCGAACTTACCGACAAACGGATAGGTGCCGATCATTTCGGTGTGGATGTACTTACCGATAATCTCTTCGCTCATCTTGAGCATGCGAT